TCTCTGACAAGTGCTCTTGTTATTGCTTTCGAGGTACGTTCATTTTTAGTGAAATCACCTTGAACGATACCTTTTGAAACAAACTGGGAAATTAAATCTGAAAGAATATTTTCGTAGGTTGTGTTTTTAGGGTAGGTCTTAAAGTATTTTGCATTCTTTAAGATGTTAGCTCCGTCACTACAAACCAATGTGGTTACATAGTCAGGGCCAACCCTTTCTGTGGATACCTTAAGGACTTGACCTGTGTAGATAGCTGGGAGGGCTTCATCTTTTTGGTAGCCAGCTCTCAGAATAACTGAGGACTCAGCTGTAATAAAATTGATGGTCGTGTCACTAAGGTTAAAGACTTTGATGACAGCTGGCTGAGAATTCTTACCAGCTGGTGCGATATTATAATCTATCGATGCCTCGATCTGAAGATCAGTCAAGGTGATAGCTCCCGTAGGAACTGTTGAGTAATCTGAATAACCTGAATCAGATCCTCCCCCAACAACAACATCTGAGCTATCATTCTGAGTTAAAGAACTCGGAGCAGGGGGAGCAGTTTCTGTGTTCTGCGTGGACTTCAAAAGGTTAGCCGGACTACCAATTACCAATTCATATTTATGAATGAAAGCATTAGCCATTTTAGAGTCCTAGTTGTTCAATCTCTTCTAGTGTTAAGTATAAGAGTTCATAATCTTTACCAATCCCGAAGTTATCTCTTCCAACTGGATCAGCTGTTTCTTTAAGCCTAGCACAGAACAGTTCACCATCGGGGAAATCCTGCAGGCAATACCTACCAGTCAAATCAAAGTTCTCAATAACTTTTACACTATTGATCACATCAGATCCCGATAGGCTAATGTTTATGTACCAACGAGATGATCTTTCATTATAAGAGATCTCAAAGATATAACTACGTCCCGAAAGGGATACAACCTGTCTACTCCAAGCTGTATCAGGGATAAATACACTAACTGCCATGTTAGCCTCCTATAAGGCTAGCGCCTTCTGATATTTGTCGTTGACTCCAATCTAGGAGATCTTCATCAGCCAGTTCCTGAGTTGTACCAGTACCATTCTGAAGATTACTAGCATCGTTCTGAAAGTTAGGTGCAGCTGTTGGTTGTGCAGTTACCTGTGCTTGATCAGCAAACTCAACCTTGGTAGCTGAGAGATCTACGAATAGGTCTCCACTGCCCGGGCCAGACCTCTTACTGATTTGCATCGAAGTGATAATACAGTCTTGAAGAGGTGTGATTAAGTTCTTAGGTTCACCGAAGCCCCCTAAAGTGGGAGCTTGGAACATTGTAATAGTAACAGGAGTAGCGTTGTCCTTTATATCCTGAAGGTTAACAATGTAACTCTCAGGGGCGATAACAAACTCAGAGTTAGAACTTTTAGCTTTAACTCTTGTAAGTATCCCTGAGATAGTTACTGTGTCTTGATTCTGAATAACGTGATCAACAACTGACCTTCCATTCTCGATAGGATTACTTGTAAGACTACTTGAAGTTGTGTACTGAGTATTGGTAGTAGCATCAAGTTGGTAGATAAGGCCTGTAACAGAATCTGTTATAAACGTAGCCATTATTGTACTGCCTCCATTGAAGGTACTAGTTGGTTTTGAATAGCATTCTCTACTACGCGAGTAGCGGCTTCCTCATCCAACCCATTAGCGTTAACATTGATATTAACCTGACCAATAGCTGCAGCCCTTCTTTTCTGCCTCGCCCTTTGTCTATCCATCGCTGTACGGGATGCTTGTGCACCAGTCACTCTTAGTCTAGCTGCGGCCTCCTCATTCCCGAAGAGTGCTCTAATGTTATCTACAAGGCTTCCGATGAAGTCACTCAACCCTCTCATAAAGTTAGGGAAGTTTTCCTCAAGGGATTTGTTAATAACATCCCCTATCATCGTTCCGATATTGAATGCGAAAGATAACAGGAAAGCCTTCAGGAAAAATTTTCCAAAAGTCTTACCGGCTGATAGGCCACCAGACTTCATAAGCCCAAATAGCTTCTTCCCTGTGAAGATCGTAACTAGCGATGTCCCTATCGCCAAAAGGCCTTTAAGTGGCCCATCTTCCATCCCAGAAATCTTATTGAGTGCTCTCTCTAGAATACCAAAGGGTAAGACTATCACACCAGCTAGGATCTTAAATAATCCTATTAGTACTCTTACAGCTCTACCTAGTAAAGATAGTTCCTTTACACCATCATCCGAAAGGTCCGAGAGATCTTGCATAGATCCCGTGGCAGTGTCTAAAAGGATACCGAATGGTCTTATGATTTGTGTGAGTGCTCTTATAGCAATACCCAAACCACTCAGTGCAGCACCAACTATCCTCCCTAGTGATCTGAAAGTTGGTGCTAATTGATCAACCGTTATTCTCAGATCATTGAAGAAGGATGTAAGCCCTTCCCCAAGCCCTTCATCGAAAGCTTGTGAGATATTTATCTGGTAAGATGTAGACAATCTCTGCAAGGCTACACGGGTAGTATTAAGGGAGGCTTGTAACGCTCCACCCTCTCTAGCTGCTATCCTTAACTGCTTAGCAAACTTAGGTAGGAACTCTGTGGATATCAGTTCACCATTCTCAAGCATCTTAGTTAGTTCTGGGATGGTTGCTCCTACAGCCTTAGCAGCTGTTGATAGAGCAATAGGCATCCTGTCACCTAACTGCTGCTTAAGTTCTTCACTAGTAACTGTACCCTTGGAAAGGATCTGTGTGAATGCTCTGAAAACACCAAAAGTATCCTCAGCTGATAGGCCAAATGCTGCTGATGCTTCAGAACCTGCTAGGAAGATCTCCTTGGTTTGTTCCATAGACAGTCCAGCATTATTAGCCGATACAGCAATCTGTTGGAAACCTTTGGCACTTGATGTTAATTCACGACCAAGATTCATAGAGGTTTCTTTCACAAACTCGAAATCTTTAGCGGCTTGTTCTGTGGATCCTGAGGCGGCTAGTAGGGATGCTCGTAAAGATTCGAAACCCATACCAGTCCTACCTACCCCACCTGCAACGCCAACAGCTGCAAAGACTGATAGGTAGCTTCTTGCTAAGTTCCTAGCAGAATCCCTAGCGGAGTTCATAGCAAAGGTTTGTGCTTTGAAGGCCCTTGAGGCTTGGTTGCTTCGTTGGACAGTAGCTGTCAACTGGTCATTTACAAGCCTAAGTTGGTTCGTTATCCTAGAGAAATCACCAGCTGTGGATGCTTTCTTAATGGATGCGGATAGCTGATTGAATTGTTGTTGGAACTGGCTGAGTTGTGCTTTAGATTCAGGAGTACCTAGGACACCAAGCCCTCGGGTTGCTTTCCTTCTTGCAATCTCTAAGGATGATGCTACTCGGTTTCTCCTGATTTGAATTCTTTCTGCAGCCTTAGCTGCTCTCTCTTCCTGTCGTAACTGATCAGCAAAGAAAGTTTTAGAGGCTTTCATCCGAGCTTCTTGGTTGCGTTGAGCCTTAGCTCCAATACGCCCCATTTTAGCTTCTATATTAGAAAGCCCTTTATCGACCTCACTAGAGTCAAAGCCAAGCTGAAGGATAAAATCCTTAATAGTCATTGCCATTATCTGCTTCCTTGATCAAGAGCGTTCATCTTCTCCTCGTGGTCTTTATGCGTTGCCGTGTCGATTGCTTCCATACAGTCTATGTATTCTTTATAATCAAGAAGCTCGGGCAATGTCATTTCATATTTGAGGAAACGAATAGTCTCTTTATTGTATTTACTTCGGTATATTGTGTAGATATACCAATCTAATGAGGTAAGAGAACAAGTCTTATCTATTTGTCTGAGGACTCTTCCAGATCTGGAGTTGGGGTTTTGAGACTCTCCATCAGGCTCATTAAACGGGTCTGAAAACCGCTCTCGGTAAAAAAACTTTCGAAGTTCTCCCTTAGTGCAAATTCCACTAACTGGATCATACTTCCGTAGTTACCTCTGAAGTGTGTATCAAAATTGATTTTCTTACCATCAACCTCAACATTACTTAGTAGTGCTGAAATCAAATCTGCTACATCAACTTTATCAAGCTGAGTAGATAGAAGGGTAGCTAAGTCAGAGAACGTTTTAGGTGCTCCGTGAAGTAGCTCATCGTGACGGAGACCATCGAAGCTTGCACCAATAGATGGGGCTAAGAGCTTACTGATCTCTAAAGACATTTTAAGACCAACTGTTGCAGGTAGAAGATGAAGTGTATAATTCACACCGTTGATCTCTTTGGTTGAAATACCTGCTTGTTTATTTATATCATTTATATCGAAAGACATATTCTCTCCTTATAGAGGGGGGCTATGCCCCCATCAATTAAATGTTAGCTTCTACGAAGTTGTTAACTTGATCTACGATATCAGCCGTAGCTTCACCAACACCTTTAGGTACTGCAGTGAACACCATGTTTTCAACGAAGAATGTAAAGGTACGAGCATTGTTAGAAGTACCTAGAGTTCCTTCACCGATTGATTGTAGGTGAGCGTTGTTAGATAGAACCAGAGTCGCACCTGATGGATCAGAGATCACAAGAGGTA